GTCCTACACCTCCTGAACAAGAAGAATCTAAACCGTTGTATGACCAAAAGCAACAGTTAGCAACCGCACATTTTTTGATGGATGATGTGAACTCCATTGCACAGAAGTTAATGAATGCACAACACGCAATGGGAACTATACAAGACCAAGGTGGAGATTGGGAACGGCTCATGTATGATATTCAACGGATTAAACAGATTCTTGAAGAAGCACTCACAGGCGATGGAGCAAGGCCTAGTGGGGGCTTGTGAACATGGCTGAAAATGGCCGAATCCAACGATTCTTAACTTCGCTTTCAAAACCATTCACTCGTAGGGAAACCCCTGCGCCAACAATGCCGCTATGGAAAAGCGGTATCCAAGAACCAGTTCTTGTTCAAGGTATTACCATCCCTGCGTTATTCGCAGTGTGTCAAGAATCAATTATTCTCCGAACAACAATCAACACATTAGTCCAAGAGATATTCCGTCGCGGTCTGTACTGGGAAAAGAAGTTTCAAAAGAAGTGCCGTGAATGCGATGAAGAATACCAACATGCAGTTGATACATGTCAATTGTGTAATGGTGAATTGCGTGATGTGGATAATGACGAAATTGTATATCCAAAGTGGTTGTTTGACCAACGCAATGATATGGACCAACAACCAATGGATGTATTGCGTGAAATTGAGTTTGATTTGAATATCGTTGATGACGGTTTTCTCATTCTCCAAAAAGAATACTATTTAGATAAAGAAACTGGTGACATTGAGTTCACCCGTTTGAAACAAATAGTGAGAGGCGACCCAACATTCATCCGAATGGTTGCTGACAAGCGTGGTGTTCGTGGTGGCAGATATCGTATCTGTCCAATTCACCGACACAAGACATATACTCATTCCGAAGAATACAAAACATGTGAAACATGTGAACTCCCATTACAAGATGTCCACTTTGTCAACACAGCAGGTAGTGGTAAAACACAATACTACCTTGAAGGTGAAGTATTGCACATATCCAAGTTCAACCCATCAAAATTGTATGGTCGTAGCCCTGTAGCAACAATGTGGCGACAAGCCATGACGCTGACTGCTATGGACAATTACATGTATCTCATGTATTCTAAACGCAGAATGCCTCGTGGTATTTTGGCAATCACAACTGACAATATCCAATCCACTGCATCGTTCTGGAAAGGTATTGAAGAAAAAATGGAACGAGACCCTCACTATATCCCGAAGGTTGGTGTTGAATCAGCAACTGGCCGTGGCCGTGTTGAGTGGGTCAAGTTCATGGATTCAATGGATGAAATGCAATATGCACAAGTCCGTGAAGAACTCCGTCAACGAATATCCGCATTTTATGGTGTGTCAAATATATTCATGCAAGATGCTGGAAAGAGTGGTGGGTTGTCCAATGAAGGTATGCAGATACTTGTCACCAATCGCGCTGTGGAATACGGACAGAAGATTTACACTCGTGATTTGTTCCCTCGTATTCTAGATGAAATGGGAGTCAAGGATTGGAAACTCAGTTTGTATCCAAACGAAGAAGAAGATGAAGTCACCCGATTACGCCGTGATGAAATGGAAGTCAACATTGCATCTCGTATGCAACAACTTGGATTCAAACCAGAACTCAAAGAAGAAGGAGACCGAGATATACGGTTCGTGTATAAGAACCCTGAACCACCACAACCAGAAAACCCACAAGTGCCTCCACCACCTGGTGGTATGCCTGGTGGCGGTGGTGGAATGCCTGGTGGTGGTATGCCTGGTGGTATGCCTGGTGGTCCACAGATGGGTAGGGGTGGAAACCCAATGATGAGACCAGGTATGCAAAAGCCTGGTGGAATGCCTGGTGGAATGCCTGGTGGAATGCCTGGTGGAATGCCTGGACAACCAATGATGCCTGGTGGAATGCCTCAACAAGGTATGCCTCAACAACAACCAATGCCTCAACAAATGATGCAACAGCAACCTCAACAGCAGCCAATGATGAAAGGGCTAAACCCCGCAGGTGGCGGAAGTGATTCAGATAAAACCGATGGCTCACGCCCAAATCGGATATCTGGAGTGAAGGATGAACGCGCTCTATCAGGTGCGCCAGTGTCATCTAAACACCAACGAGGTCACGACCCAACTCCTATTGAACAAGCCCTTAATGCACTACAAGCCGCTAAGGAAACTGCTGCTTCTCCACTAGGAGATAAGAAAGAATCCGACAGCGGCCTTTAGTCGGCAAGTTGAATAGGTGCGCCACTGTCACATTGTATCATGGCAGGAATTGATTTGTCCAAAATGGACCCGATGGCTCGTAAATTAGAAGATGCAATATCAGCATTTAACAAAGCAATTGGTGATGGAGATGCAAATCTCGCTGGTGATTGTTTGAGTGTAATTAAGAATACAAGTTCATTCCTAAGTGAAGACTTATGGTCATTAGTTTCAAAATCCGAAGCATCAATCCCAGACAACAATATGTATGTCAACGGAGTACCATTACAACAATTCACAGAAACAGCACAAGTTCTTGATGTTGCAGACCGCAGTTCAATGGTTAAGGGATTAATTTTACCTGCTCGCACAGGTGGAAGAATGCAACCACAACGCTCACCAGGCCAATATGTAGGTCGCGGATTATAAGGTGATTAACATGTCCGAAAATAATTCCGCTGAGAGACTGATGAACGCTTTGATTTCTAAAATGGAAGTCATGGATGGTCAGATGGAAAACATTCGTGAGCAAAACCTTCAACTTCGTAAAATGCTACACAATCCCGCTGGGTTGCTAAAGCGAGCAGGATTTGTTCGTGCTGCCACACCAGCAATTGAAGATGTGTGGGGCGACCCACTACGAGAAGATGCAGTTCTTATCAAAGGAACAGAAGAAGGTGACATCGGCACTACATTTGAAGTACCTAAAAATAATGAACAATTTCACGAAATGAATTGGAGTGAAATACACCAACTCGCAAACCAAGCCAAAGACTTGGGGCACTATGAAAACAAACCATTACCGGAGTGATAAATATGAAGCCAATACCTGTACGCGCTGGAGAAAGTAGTGAAATTGAAGTATTGCTTGAAAAAGCAAGCCAATTGGAAAAAGCAATTGAACACGACGGCAACAACGATGTCTTTTTTGAAGATGTCAGTGGCACAAATGTCAGAGCAGCATATTATTCAACTAACGGTGAATACCCAACAACACCCGATAAGGTAGAAAAGAAATTGGTGCGAGATGATAACCCACCAGGTCTGAATTACCATGAAGGTGGTAATCCACATCAAACTGGTTCAACACTAGGACTCCATTTGAACGATGGCGGCGGCGAATCAGCAGCATTAAAAAAGTCCGATTCACCATTGCTAGGCGCATGGAAGGAAGATAACCCGTATGGGGTCAATGCATTGGTGGAAATGGTTGAGGACCTATCTCGCCGCCTTTGAAGGGGGCTTGTATTATGGTCACTGATTCCCCATACGATTTTCACCTCCGAACCAAACATGACTTTTACAGGTCTTTGCTTGATGGCGAAGAATTACATAACGCTGCAGCCAATTACCAATTTTCAAAAATGAATGCCATTCGGCATAATGTGTATTCACACACTCAAGATGAACATCTGTTCACACAGGCTTCATTTGAATTACTCAAAGCGACTCGTGAGAAGTTCGTTAAACCGTTCCGAAAAATAACATCCGAACAATCGGGGTTATCATCATCTCCCTGGATTAAGCGATTACAACAATACGCAAATGGACATACCAACCCTCGTAATTCACACTCACAATGGCCTGCAATTGAAGATTCAGATACTAGTGTTTCTGGCGGTTCAATGTCTCCCTGGGATGTATCGCCATATATGGAAAATAGTGGCTTTGGCAGACCGGCATGGTTGGACACATTAAGCCAATCTTGGAAGTCATCCGATGATGGTCAGGGCAATATGACCAATTACCACAAACACCATCTTGAACCAGAAGTCATTAAACATGAAAAAGCACACTCAAAGTCATGGCACAACAAAACATCTCATCTCGGGAGTATCAATACAGGGGGTAGTCCTCCTTCGGATATATACCGAAAACATTTCTGGGATTGGTTGAAACAATCTGGTGAAGAAGTCCAAAACATGAATCCATTGGAACAACGAGATGCTCATTTAGCCCAATACAAAAAAGTGTGGGCAGGTAAAGAACCTGACCCAATGGCTGACCCAAGTGAATTATATGATAACAAAAGTCACGCATTAGGATTCTTAGGGTATGCGCTTGGATTAGAATGGTTGAAACCACACGAAAGAGATGAAGTAATCCAACACCTAAGCAAACATGGATTTGACCAATCATCTAAACAGATTCCGCATATGAGTCAAGGATGGCTCACCCGTAATTGGATGGGCAGATATGGTGGCACTGAACTGATGCACCGATTACGAGGCATGGATAGTCCTGGTAGTACTATCCCTCCATCGTATTATGACCCGCACAATGCTGATACCAAAGATGGATTTTTGCGCCGAAGATATATGGAAGGTCTAAAGGATGTCATGGTGTATGCGAAGGATAATCCAGCACTGAATGTCAAAGCAGGTGATATACCGTATGGTAGATTCACTAACCGTACTGATGAAAACCCTCTTGGTGATTGGAAGCATGATGAAATGCATGAAGACTCACATCCATTATACGATAGGCGCACTAGAGGAGATGATGACCCACAATATATTGGTGCAAAAGGACATTCACAAACAGGAACTATACCATTAGTTGAATGGGTAAAGCAACAGAATGACCATGTACTACCTCGTCACACTGGTGAAAAGGGTGAAGATGGAAAAATCATCAGACCTACACTGAGCAATGACCACAACATACATGAAGATTGGGCTTTTCAGTCCATGCATGAGTTTGAGGATTATTTATCCAGTGGAGTGTTGGATGAAAACCAACACTTTGCAGTCAAGGATAGAGGCGAAGAACTAAACGGTGAATATGAAAGACGACAACAAGTGATGAATGCATTAGGTCCGTATTTGAATATGATTCACAATCTAGGTGGCGACCCCACGGATATGCGAATGGGACCTTATGGTTTATTTCAACTGATGCACCAAGCAAGTGGTGGACACGGTGATGACCCATTAGGACCTATATCTGAATTACACCATATGTTCCACCCCGATACATGGGGTAATCCTGAAGGCGATGGATTATTCACATCACCTGACAAAGCATCTAAATCATACAAAGTCATGGGTCTATCAGAAGGCGATAAACCCCAATTCAAAGACGAGCGCATATGGCCAAGAAAACAAGGCTTAGAAGGGGAAGACCGAGACACAGATATCCGTGAAGAGTCTGACCCAATTTCTTTGAAAATTGAAGGCGACCCTCGCACATCCATGCATAGCATATTAGGATTCATGGGAGACCAACCTGTGAATCAAACTGATTATGGCGGAACAGCAAATATAATGTCTGGATACACACAACATTGGCCACAATTAGCAGATTCACATGACCCTCAATATCACCATGAGTACTCTCGTTCACGACCATTAGGACCTCTTAATATCAGCAAATGGAATAGTGACGAAGATGGATTAGGCATTACAGAAGATGGCAGACGATTAAATGATGGACACTATAATAGAACTCGTTCAACACTGGGGCACATGATGTCTCCTGGTGGTGGAGGCCGTGCAGATTCAAAGCGTAAAGCATTATTGACAGCGCTATGGTTAAGATTCAATGAACATCCTGCTGATGCGGGAACAGCACCAAATGTATTACCAGGCATGACAGGTACGGGTGGAGTAAGTGGCCAAATATCAAGATGGCAACGAGACCTAGAAGCATATGGTCGTGAACATGGCATTATGTCTATCCCTGGTAATCCTGACAACAAAGACCTGTCATCACGAGTTCAACAATTTCTAATACATGCAGATATTGGGCGTGAAGCATCACACCCTCAACCATTAGCACTAGACCAACCCGCTTCTCAAGGGTCATATGCCGGTGGTATCCCACCAGGAGAACAGATGTCAGAAGAAGATATTGGATGGCTACAAGACGATGATGGCAAGCGTGTTGAACCAGGCAACTGGTATCTGTATGGTCAACAAGGAGCAAACAATGATGAAGGCAAGTTCATACCCTCACCAGATAACAAGGGCATAGATTCAAGAAATTATCACCCTGAAACGGTTAACTGGGGTGGCGCTAAAGGTGAAAGACCTCATCGGTTTGAGTTCCCATTCCGTCAAGATGCAATAAACGCTCAACATAATGGTAAAGCAGAATGTCCTGTTTGTAATGGTGATGGCCGAATTGATGCTGAAGATGTAGCCAAGGCGGAGAAGCCTGATTTGTTTGGTCAAACAAAGCCTGATTTGTTTGGTCAACAACCAAAGGAACAATTAGAAGTCGGACAACCATGCCCAAATTGTAATGGTGATGGAAAACACATACTTTCGTCGGGTGGTGTTAATGCAATCATAGGGCCTCATCCTCAACAACACAAAGAACAACTGCTACAAAGCCAATTACAAGGATGGATTGATTCACCCGAAGATGAACGAGCGCCCGAAGAATGGTATAAATCTAAAGAAGAAGAACTGGCAGGAACAGCCTCAATGGGTCAACAAACTAACCAGTTCAAAGACCAGCGACGAGCATACCACGCATCTAAACTAGTATCAACAACTGATTTGCTGCAAAATGCTGCTAAGTCTTTGGCTGAAAAAGTGCAAAAACAATTCGCTGACGATGGGATGCCAGACCCATTCGCTGCTGATGAAAATGGCGATTGGTCACAAGCGCATGTCAACGCATTACAACTATGGCGACATGCAAACGACATGATTTTCCGAGCGCAACCTAAACACCGAGATTGGAAAAATGATAGAATACACGGGGTATGGACAAATGAAGATGACACAACTCAAATGGTTGACGATTTACACGCTGGAACATCTGTATATTACCCTAATAATCAAGAAGGTCATAACACAGGACCTACATCATTGCCATTGAGTATCTATAATAGTCAAGGATACCGTATGAAACATGGGTGGAAAATGGCACCTACATTTGGTGTAGGTTTTGACCAAGAAGGCAAACCAGATATAATGCACAATAATGGTGAAACATCAACACAACGAGAACCATTGTTAAATGTGCCAATGAATCATTTACAATCTGTATTCCCTGAAATGCAACCAATGACCCGAATCCATCCGTCAGCACCTTCTGCTACTGACCAACCTGAATCTCAAAAATTAGATGAATACGGTGACAGTATGGCATTTCAATTGAGTGAGGATGATGTCCAGGTATCTACATTGTTGAAAGCATTAACGAACCCTGACATCATTAAAGAAGATGGTGATGTCAAACCAATCAAAGCAGCGCATCGTATATTCACATTTGATGACATGAATAACCTGCGAGGGTTCAGTGGTGATTGGGTTGTATCCACATCATACAAGGGTCATCGTGCCATAATTACCAAACAAGGCAAAAAGGTTGAAGGCAAATATGCAGATGGTTCAAATTGCAGATTATCAAAAGACATGCGAAAAGGATTGATTGAAGCCAATGGTGACAGATACATACTGGATGTCATCATCAGCAAAGACTCAGTATATGTCATTGACTTATTGGAACATGGACACAAAGAATTGTATGATGAACCACTCAAAGACCGTTTGGCAAAACTACGAGAACAATTTGAAAGCACAGATGCAGTGCTGATACCAGCACCCTTCAACACCCGAAGAACTGATGATGACGGTTTGAAACAAGCCATTGATTCTTTGAACGAAGAAGATGCAGATGGTGTATTGCTGAGAGATGCAATATCCACATACATGAAGGGTGAACCACGCCATCCAAAATGGGTATTATATCGTGAAGAAAAAGAAATGGATGTTATCATATTAGATAGAAGAGGTAGAGGCCCGTATATGTATCGCTTGGGAGTAGGACCTATCAACCCCGAAAAAGGTGAATCGCTTGGTAATCGTGCAGTTGAACGAGATGGCAAATGGTTCATGGATGTCGGAACACTTATGCGTGAACGCAAACCATTCATGGAAGGTGATTATGTGCAAGTACGAATTGCAGGTGTGTCTCATAAAGAACGGAATGGTATTGATGTATATGATTTACAACCAATACAAATTGTTAGTGAATCCAGTACAATGGCAACGGATAGTGTTGAAACATTGGAGATACTAACCAAATCACATGCGCCGGTATTATACCCACATGATGTCGTAGTCAAATCTAAAACAGTTGAAATCCATTTACAAGGTTTGGAAGACACTGTAATTTACAAGATTGACAAATGGGATAGTAATTGGGTGGCTCACGAACCATATAGTACACTCAATGATTTATCTAATAGTGATTACGCAGTTCAGATATCTGAAAGCCAACGACCATTCTGGGAACCTATTGTTGGATTAACATTGAAAGGTCTTATCAAAGTGGACTTCAACCCACGAGATTCAAAAATAAAGGACCGAGATGACATACGAGATGACAAAGAAGAAGAAGAAGTAGGGTCACATGAAACCAATTTCAATCTCAAAAGACCCAAGAAAATAAGTGAAGACCAAATACTCAAACCAGACATGACAAAAATGATTGTCCGAGCATTGACAGTTATTGATGACATCATATCTAAAGAAACAGCCACATGGACTGGAGCGCGTGGAATGGGAATTGCGTTAGGAACACCTGACAGTGCCCCACGAGGCCCTACTGAAATTACACAAGATGTCAATACTATGGACTATGACATGCGCCAGCGCGACGAAGATGAAGACGACAAACCACAAAAGAAGAAAATAAAACCTGATGGCGAACCACACGATTTGGAAGAATCGTTGGAAACTGAAGAAGGTGAAACCGGCGAGATTCGTGTGACTGCGGATGAGGCAGTGCTTGAAATACCACCTGACAACGAGCAATTCTAATATCAGTGTATTACAGGTCGTATGATATAGGATGACACTACATGGGCGGATTGGTGACATGGTGCATGATGCAGAATACGACCAAGCAGACATCCCTGAAGGGGCTGTCCTCCTCAAAGCCCAGTCTATTGATGACTTGGTTATTGCAGGATACGCCAGTGTTGAACTCGTTGACAAGCAAGGAGACCTCATCACAACCAACGCACTCAACAAAGCATTCCGCAAGTTTATGCAAAACGACAAATACAGGAATGTTCAATTGGCACACTCCAACATCCAAGTTGGGGATGTCGTGCCTTCATACACTGACAGCAATGGCCGTGTCTGGAAATCAGAAGTTGACGACACAGGAATGTTCGTTGTCATCCAATTACGCAATGACATTGAAAAAGCAAGAGAAGTTGCATCAGAGATTCGCAAAGGAAACCTTCGGGCTTTCTCCATCGGTGGACAGGCTTTCAAGCGTGTCAACAAGTCAGACGGAATGCGCGGTGCTTATCGCGAAATCCAAGACATGGAGTTGCATGAAGTCACAATTTGCGAAAAAGGAATTAACACAGAATCCACATTTAGGATATTAAAGGAGGACACAACAATGGCCGAAACAGAAGTAGTTGAACAATTGCACAATGTATTAGAAAGACTTTCAAAGCGTTTGGAATCAGACGATGAAGATGGGAAATCTAAGAAACCTGCATTTTTAGACAACAATAAAAAAGACGAGAAGAAAGATGAAAAGAAAGATGAAAAGATGCCATTTGGCGGAGACAAATACGAAAAAGGTGCAGGACTTGATGATGTTATCACAATGGACTACCTTAATTGGATGGAAAATACACTGAAAGGTGCAGGTGTGGACACAGCAAGTGCCCGCTCTCACTTTGATGCCGTTGAAAAAGGATACAATCCTGGTGACGACGGAGCATCCCATCGTGGACAACCTGCAAAGGGAATTGTTGGCGAAGGTATTACCGCACCAAAGGCTAACTTTGGTTCAGCAAGCAAAGGCAACAAGTTCGCTATCCGTGCATCTCAAGACAAATGGGAAGCACCAAAAGGTAATGGATTCGTTATCAAAGAAAATGTTTCACCATCTCAACTTGAATCAGCATACGAGGTCTATAAGGCCGCAGCACTTGAACAACAATTCAAGGGTGAACTCAATGATGCATTCAGCAACCGTCTTCAATCTGAATTGATGCAAAAAGCACAATACGATGCACATTCAAATTACGATGCACGACAACCTGTTGACCGTTTGGAAAAAGCAGTTCTTGAACTCGCACAACGCATTGACAGTGTTGGAACAGTTGACAACAACGGCGGTTCAATCCGCAAATCAGCACCAGCAATTGAAATCCCCACTACGGACCAACTTGCCAACATCAGTTGGGATGAAGTCCACAGCCTTGCTAGCAAGGCACTTAGGGGAGGTGAGTGAATATGGCACGAAATTACATTAACACAATACAAGACATGGAACGATACTACTACGGCGCTGGCAATGTGAGCGGATACTCATACAGCGGTTCAGACATTTTGAAAGCCGATGCACCAATGCTTAGCACAAGCGCTGGAACATACCAAGCGATTTATGGTCGCAAGGTCTGGTCACAATTGAACCAAGAGTTCAATGCATTTTCAATCATGCCTAAGAAACCGTGGGAGAAGTCTGGCTGGAGAATCATTACTGGTAAGCCATCCTTTACTAAGGGTGGCGGTGTTGCTGAAAATGCAACCCTACCAGAAACTACCAAGCCAACATTCCTGCATGTTGCTGCCAAACCAAAGACAATTGCTCACACATTTGATATGAGTGAAGTAGCAATCTTCCTTGCTGACAAGGATGATGGTCTTGGCGACATCCGACAAGTGCTGAAGGAAGAAATGGGTAAGCACCACGCTGACCATGTGAACCAAATGCTCACTACAGATGTTGAAACACCTGCTGGAAACGACTTTGAATCTCTTGACCGTCTAACTACAGACCCTGACACCATTAACAACGCAAATGGATATGTCTCGGCTAACACTGACAACGACATGTATTCCATCACTCGTGATGGTGGTGTTGACTTCCACAGTGCTGAAGTAAGTGCATCGGGAACATCGGGAACAAACCGCACCCTTTCACTTGACCATCTGGACACCATCTTCCAACAAGTTTGGACTCGTGGTGGTAATCCAAAGGTCATCTTTACTGGATACGATACACTAATGCGTGTGCAACAATTGCTACAATCGCAACAGCGTTTCATGGAGACCAAGCGTGTCACCCCATCATTCAATGGTGTTAAGGGTGTACCAGGTATTGAGGCAGGATTTATTGTCGCAACCTACAACGGTGTTCCTATCATTCCTTCTAAGGATGTCACAACTGACGGAATCAGTCGTATGTATTATCTTGACACTGATTACCTATGGTTTCAAACCGCAATTCCAACGCAATACTTTGAATCTGGTATAGAATCTGGCGACCCATTCGCAATTAACCGCTTGGGTCAGGAAGGTCTTTACCGGACAATGGGCGAACTCGTTGTGTCCTTCTTTGGCGCACAAGGGAGTATTCGTGACCTTTCTTGAGGTTGCTTGGATATGAAAATAATGGAGGAATAAATTATGGCAGTAACTATAACAACAGGAGCAGGATTGAACACATGGGTCACAGGCCTAGAATTGGAATTATATGCCGGTTCTCCAGACAACACTGTCTGGTCAGGAACCGATTACCCAGGTGGACTTACAGCATTTGAACCACGACAAACTGATGGTGCAAAAGTAGCAGGTCTTAAACTATTAACTGGCACAGCAACAATTCTTAATTACAAAGCAGCGGCAATTACATTAAAATTGACTGGTGAAGCAACACATATTGTTTCATTCATGCTTGGAAGCCCTGGCACAGCCGACCACTCAACAACTGGTCTTGGTAGTGGAGTTAGAGGAGTACTCAGTTCAACCGTCACTACAGGGTTGAATGACACACTAACTTTGACATTCCCAGGCGGCGTCTCCGATAACGCTACAGCAGATGTTCCTATTTGGCTTGTCTGCGCTTGAGGTGATTCATTTGCCTACAATCGTATATCCAGGACCATTACCACAACGACGCACGCGATGTGGAACATTATATCGTGGACAACCAGTGGAAATCACATATGCTCAATTACTTCTTGTTCAAGGACAAGTGACAAACGGATACTTGAAACTAGTAGGAGAACCAACAGAACTACCTGCAGTGGCGGATGAAACCGTTGACGCAGGTAATGACGGAATACCTGATGAAGGATGGACTCGTAATGACATCATTGAATGGTTGAAGACACGGGAAGTAAGAACCCGTGCTGGATTAACCAAAGCACAACTACTCACAAGGGTTGAAGAATACCTTAACCCAGTTGAAGAGGAGTCTTCCGATGATAATAATAACGAGGAACCTCTCACAGGAGACAATACGGAGTGATATAAATGGCACAAACAATAGTAATAGATAGCAGACACCACATTTTAGGTGACCTAGTTTTGATAACTGGAACATTCGCAAATGCAGGTGGCACTCAAGGTGGAGACATTTTGCTTGCCGACCACCTCAGCAAGATATTCGCTGCAGGTAGCAATATGAATGAAGCCGGTACCACAGACACTGAAATTGACGGAACTCTCGGAACAAAACTGACCTTGGCTCAAGGAGCCACTAACAAAGCAGGTCAGTGGTGGGCACTGGGCAAGCGATGAGGTGAGACCTCATGGCGTTCCAATTTTCCATTAGTGTTCCTACAGCAGGTCCTTATCCAACAAAAGCCCTCATCAACAATGGTGCGGGATACGCAGCAGGTACAGCCACTGCTATGACTACTGATGGTGGCAATGCATCTCACGCATTCCCCGTTGGTTCAACGGTCATGGCAAAGGATGTCAATGCACGGTCTGACCCATTGCGAGTTCTTGGTGCAGTCACCGCCAATAGTGCGACAACTGTTCGCATCGGCGCTGGAACGAAGTTCGCAGTAACTGACAATTTGGAATTATATTGTATTGATTCAGCGACAGTAGTGTATAAGTTGGCTAAGGCGTATGCTGCAACGGCATCATTTACTTTTGGTGTAAATACATATGTTCAAGTATCTGACGATGGAAGAGGTAATTTAATTTATGTATATTCTGACTTTGCATGAGGTGGTTTTATGGCAGGATTATCTCTCAAAGATGTTCACTACATGAACAAACAGGGATGGAGTAAAGCCGAATCGTTTGGTGTGGATTTGACACCCGCTGAAGATACAATCAATTGGAAGAACTACGCTACCAAAGAACAGAATACACGCAACCGGCAAGTTGCTGATGTGTTAAACATTGGTTCTGGTACACGATGTGCTAAATGCGGAATGCTTCACATGTGTTGGATACCTAAGTGTGGCGCATGTGGTATTGATATGAATTACAATCTAGGCACAGTGGAGGCGACACAATGAATCCTATAGACCAAGCATGGGTAATTATCAAACAATCTGATGACTACGGGGATGTAGCAACATCTCTACAAGGAGCAGAAGAAGTGTGTCCTGAATGTGATGGAGACGGTGAAATATCTGCACCATCACTAGGTATAGGTATGAAAGATTGCCCAGTGTGTCAAGGCACAGGTATCAAAAAAGGACATAGAGATGTTCATGGAGAGGAACAAACTTCACATTGCGAGTTATGTGGTAAAAGAATAACATTAGATGAAGTCGGTGGTTTTACTGATTCTGGTCCTCACTGTAAGGAATGCGACAATAATCTATGCGAGCACTGTAATGGAGACGGTTATCATGGTGATGCTGGGAACATGTCAGGTGATTACGGAAGTGACAGTCAGATGTGCGAAGAGTGTCAAGGTAGTGGTTTAGCATCTGGTCCGCCAAAAAAAGATGATTACATGCCATCCGATGGTGAAGGCTACGAAGGCGCGCTCAACGAATGGAAGGATAAATATGGAAATCAATGATGCAATGAATCATGCATTCAGTTTGTTAAAGACAGGTCCTTCACAAGAACAACTTGATGCTCAATCAAGAGAGTGGGCTGAACAAGATGCTGATGATACATGGGATGCGGAATATGACGATGACGGTCAAACTAAAGATGAAGACCCTTGTTGCACTGAAGCAAAAGAAGCAATGGCATCGCACTGGGAGTTAATGGACCATCATTGGAATGAGCCGAATGATGTCACTGACCATGATAAAACTAGGGCAAACATAATGAACATGGAATGTGATGAATTACAAGAATGGCTAGACGGAGAGATACGGGATGAACTAGAGCATAACAACGACAACCATTGGACTGGATTCTTAGAATCACTTAGAGCAATTCAAGACCAATGGGATGCTTGTTCTTCAGAATCATTTAGTGATATGAAATACGCAGGTGAACCAATAGATATATCACACAATTTCTTAAAATCTCAAATGAGTGATGTTCACATTGGGTTTCAAGAAGACCCTAAACGAGAAATTGAAAGGCTTCGTCATCAGGGTATATCCCGTGAAGAAGCAATGGCAATGTATCAGCAATACCTTGATTCACTTGAACAGGGTGCGTAATATGAAGGGGGAGTGTAATGCCATCAGTATTTCAACCAGGAGAACGCGCACCACAACCCATTGACCCTGATGCAATCATCTATACAACTGCACAAAAAGTCGGATTATTATTACAAATACCTACAGCAGAACCTGTGGCATTAACTGTTAATGCAAGTGCTTCAGATACAACTATTGATTTATCGCCCATTGACCACAGATTAGTGGGATTTGAAATAGGCGATATTATTGAGATTGAAAGTGATGCATCATTAGTGGAGTCACGAACAGTATCAACAATCACATTGGTTGGTGGTAATGTGCGATTATCATTCACTGGTGGATTAACATACGCACACACTACCGCTACCAATGCAACAGTACGCAATACTGCTATATTCACAAATGGAAAATCAAGGGGTGTATCCCGTCATCATGTTGAACATCTCATCAAAGTCCATCAAGACCGTATAGATAACATCACTAACAACTCATGGCGACCAATGCTACAGGTCGCTGAATACAAGAACTTTGACACATACAAGCCATATAGACGCAGATACTATACTGATTATGTCGGAACGACTCCATTGTTGTTCCGCAATGTGCAACAAATCCTACGATTAGAAGTATGGCAAGGTAGTGAATACAAGGAATTAGCATCGGCTGAAGCCCGAATTAGACTCAATGACCACACAGCACTGGCAGGCAAATCATTGTATCTATGTGCAGGTGGCGGTGGGGTTTTCACATTACCACAGGGCACAACAGCGGCCACATGGAATAATGGATTTGACTCGGGTACTGCTGCACAACAAATTGCAGACCTTATCAATAAAGATGACCGAAGGAACAAATCAACCATTGCTGCAACACCATCATACTCATTAGAAACATCATATTCGTCAACAGGTTTTGCTGTGGCCAATGTGCATAATGAGTTCTTAGCATCCGCCAATGCGGATTACGGGAACTCCAAGTTGAAAATATCAAGCATGCATCGCGCTCAAGGAGGAGAGACATCAACAATCGCTACAGATGATTTAACCAATCTGGCAATCAGTGACACAGGGGTAGGCACTACCACATCAACAAGTGTAGCCGGTGCAGTTGTGACAGTGGCTAATACCGCTTCATTCGTATCATATGGGTTGTTAATGGTCGGAACAGGAACAAATGTTGAGGTCTTGAAATACACGGGTAAAACTGCCACCACATTTACAGGGTGTGTCAACCTATCTGGCACACCACTAACCACTTTGAACACAGGAGGAACAACTGTTTTCCAATACAAAATGAAAATTGATTTTCAAAACTCATCAGCAGAAGATGGTGGTGACGGTGATGAAGGCCGTTTGAAAGACTGGTGGTTTGACCCTGTTATGGGAATCATTTACTTCAACAATTCATACCCATTCTTTGAGTGGAACGCCATTAAAGTGACATATGTATATGGTGAACGGTATGTTGAAAAAGCCATTGAAGAGATTGTCACCAAACTTGTGGCAATGGATTTGATTACTGCTGATGACCGCTCAGTTCTTATCCCAGAAGGAACAACCAACATTGATTTAGGTTCTAAATACCAGTTGTTCAAACAACAAGTGGCTGAAACATTGCCACGATATGTTGAGGTGATGAGCCTTGACTGAACCGATTGACCACGCATGGAATCTTCTTCAAAAGGGTTTTTGGCAAGGTGTGAAAGACTTTGGTAGTATTCTGGCTAACCCTGCTCAAAATGCTCCTATCGTTCAACAAAAGCGTGAAGACCGTCAACAAGCAGAAGCGGATGCACAAGCACTTGCGGCTCAAAAACAGCAAGCAGAAGCGGCTCAACAGCAGCAAGCAGATGCATTTGAACAATGGAAAAACCAACCTGAACAAGACCCGAAGTGGGCAGATTATCAGGCATCATTACAACCACAGACCACTACTCAACCTACTACACCACAGACTACTACTCAACCTACTACACCACAGACCACTACTCAACCTACAACAACACAGACTACACTAACCAAACCAGACCTATTTGGTGGTATGTGATGAGCGCTGCTAACATCAAAGACCTAATTCTTGAGGTCAAAGAATTAAGAAAGAGTGGTCAACTACAAGACCCAGTACAAACTGAACAATTGTATATCTATGAATGTAGAGCGCAATCGGACTACACACCAGATGAAGGTGAGTGTCAATACACTAATGGACAAATCTTGGATGTTGATACGGGCAAACCTGTTAAACCAGATATCGCTGCTGCGATTCATGGGAGAGTTAAATTACGCTCAGCCAATGAATCAACAGCAGGAGATTCAATCATTAGAAAACTGAGCAACATGAAAGGATTTGAGGAGGGATGATGTATGGCAGCATCATGGTCTGAAACAATCCCGTTGTTGAAAACACTATTTACCGCAGGGTGGAATCGTGCCAATACGAGCCAACGAAAACCAGTCATTGATGACATTACAAATGTTGAACCAGGGCGTGGTAAGCGTTTAGATTTGACAAGACAAGATGCGGTGTTGTTTTATGAAACTGCACATAACGAAGAACAACCAGAACTGTTGTATGACTTCGTTAATACTCGTGTCAATATCACAGTGGATATGAGAACCACACTGACCCGTGACCATTTATATTTGATGGAAAACGAGGTACGCCGAATCGTTCACATCAACCGCAAAGGTGACGGAGTGAACTTTGACCGCATGATTTACAAGACCCGAACAGACTTATCTGACCGTACCAAAAAGTTATGGAGATACACATTTCAGGTTGAGATTGTGACATTTGCTGAGTTCATTCCATGAGCAACTATGATTAACTGCTACAACATCGGGAGGTTTGAGCGCGATGCCATCAACAGTGTACAAGGGCGATTTAGCAGAAGTGACCTTCGGGCACGAGAGTGGATTATTATTACGCAGTGCTACTTCTAGTGGTCACGCCACTGGTGCGCCACAGGGTATGATATATACAACAGCCACGATACCAAACAGCAATACATCCACAATTACATTTGCTGGCGGTATCGCTGATTCACCCGTATTGGCTGGCATTCTACGATACCCATTGGGTATGTTAGTTGGTTCAAGTCTCACACTTCATGGTGCTGGTACTCATGTTGCAGATGATTATGCTACAAGTGGACAGATATTCACCATCGTCAAGCATGAATTGAATACTGTCACAGTTCTCACAGTATCTCCAACAATCACAGTGGCTGGTGCGTCAATTGCTACGGATTCAATGTATATCCATACTCTCAATACCCCAACACTTGACCAAGGTTCAGACACTCACGCTCAAGCAAACACTGCAGATGAATCTGTACTGACTGACCAATTCCTAGGATTGGCTGCTACAGTGGTTTTACCAGACACAAAGAACGAAATTAAGCGTGCTCATGTTGTAGGGATTGGCCGTGATGTCGTCGTGCAAGTTCCAGGCAAGCAAAGCAATGAAGGTGGTTCATTTGAATTGATGATGAACAGCCCTCGTTGGTTGTATTATTGTCTTGGCGGTGAAGCAATCAAAGCACCAGGTACTGCGTATGATGTCGTCAGTCCGACTTTATTAAATGCGGCATCAGTAGGAGACAGTCATTTGGATTTGAACGCAATTACATCCATTGACCTCGGTGATTACATCGCTATTGAAGACACAACGGCATTTGATATACCAACTGATTCAGGACCTACCAACACATGGAGTCAATTCTCATCTACTACATATAACCAAACAATCAGCACTGAAATACGCCGTGTCATCGCAAAGCAAGACGGTGTTCTTAAGACCGTGTGGCTTGATAGCCCATTAGGTTTCAACCATGTAGGTGGCAACGCTTTGACTTGCCGTGTGCTACGGTATGGTGCTGGTTCAACCAACGGACCTGATGTGGCTAAAGCCACTCTTCAAATTACCAACCCAACCGAAAGGTTGCTATTCAGCAACCATACAACCCCATCGTTTGCGGTTGAAACATCTATTCGCACACACAATGTTGGTTCACATGCAACTGAAACAGGCGTTGGTTCAAACATACCAGGTGGCGCTCAAGACGCTAAGACCTTGACCCGTGTATTCAAAGGATGCAAAGTGAAGGATTGGACATTAGGTGCTGACGCAGACTCGGAAGTCAAATTAGGTATCAATTTTGATTCATTGATGGTCTATACTGACACAGGCCGTAAAGAAACCAACAACAAAGGTGATAGATACACCGCACACCGTATGTTTGAAAACACTGCAGATAGCCCTACCAACCGCAAGGTTGCTGGTATTGCACCATATACTCAAAAACCATATATGTTCTACAACGGTGAAATCAAAGCATTCGGCCAAACAATGGCACGAGTCACCAAGTTCAATCTAACAGGTAAGAATAACACCATGCAACATTGGACTATTCGTGGCACAGATATTGCTATGAATACCACTACTGACCAAATCCCATTCGCTGGCACTCGTATGCCTGTATATGCAGTTGAAGGTAAAACTGAATATGAATTAGAACTAGAAGTTATCATCAGTGACCCAATGCTATGGCATGACCTACGACATACTGTTGACCGAGATTACCTTGCACCTATATCATTAACACTCATCAAACAAGGAAGCGGTGCAGTCCGTGAACAAATCCAAGTTCTGATTGATGATTACATCATCAGTGAAGCACCACTACCAATCCCCGAAGACAAGGGTGTTATCCGCACCAATGTTAAAATCCTGCCAAAGCATGTTTCTGTGAAAAGTATTGATACATTATTCCATTGTTGAGTTGATTAAAATGCCGAGATACAATATGCACCCAGGGTCAGAATCCCGTAAAGCAAGACAAGAAGAATTGAAAGCATTCGTAATCGCAGCGGCAGCAGTAGCAGATGAAGAAACTGCAAAACTAATTGCAGCGGCTGAAACATTTGACCCCGAAGCAGCATCCCCAACAGATGAACCATTCACAGAAGAATTGGACTACCATGCTATGACTGTAGTTGAATTGAAAGCATTATGTGCTGAGAGTACTCTCGCACAATACGGCACAAAAGCCGAACTCATTGAGCGTTTGAATCTCAATGAATTAGATTCCACCGAAGCCCCCGTTGAAACGGCTGCTGAAGAGGATACCGCAAACCCCGTTGAAACGGCAGTTGCACAAGGAAGTGAAGTAAGTGAGTCAAATGGAGAAGAGAGACAAGAAGAATGACGGGCAAGACGAACAGGTAATTAGCGACTTAAGTGCTATACTGGCCAACGATTCCGTATCGGAACATACGATACGAGTTGACCAAGAAAATCCTAATCTTGTAATGAAAGTACAGGTAAAGCAATTGTCTTTTTTAGACATGCAAGAAGCCATTAAGTCTTTCATTGGAATTACAGCATCAGGTGAGGTTGAAATCAACCTCGCTGGTTATTGGCGCTACATGTATGAGAATTGCATTGTTAGCACCACTCCTGCCACCAACACCACGCAACTGATTGGGTTGAACCAATTTGTTGGGTCGCAACTGGCAGCAATCCTACCACAACCACAGGACTTGATAGCAGGCCCTTTGGAAGATGGCAACAGCGAATAGACGAGATATACCTATTTATTAAAACTGGTACTTCGTCTGACAATATCACATTCATGTTAGACTCTTCAATATACTTTGTTGCCACCCATTACAAAATCAGCATTGCTGATGTCAACGCTATGAGTCCTGAAGTATTTGAGCAGTCATTCGTATGGGCATCCGCAGCAAAGCAGATAGAAGGCGAAGAGATGGAAAACGCAACCAAAGATATGAAATCAGGCAGTGATGTAGCATCAAGCAAGGGCGCTGACGAAGCGTTCCCATACGAGTGAGGTGAAAGCAAATGGCGGATGGTACAAAGGCAGCAACACAAAGCACCAAAGACTTGGTTGAACAATGGGATGCTGCGACTATTTCACTAGGTCTGGCTGAAAAAGGCTATCTAAAACTGCACAAATCCGTCATCAATTTTCCAGGGGTTAAACAGTATCTCCAATTAAAAAACATAACGAAAGGCCTGAAGACAGTATGGAAGGGCACAAAAAAGAAGGGCGATGAAACAGATAAAAGTAATAAAGGCGATGAGAAACAAACAAGCATTCTAACTGGTCTTGTTGGTTTGATGACACAATATGGTGGTGCTGCGAAGGTGGCAGCCAAAGGCACATCAACAATGGGCAAAGCATTCTTCAGTTTATCAAGCAGCATAATGTTCATCACTGGCATATTCTTAGTTCTCGGAATCGCGCTCGCGATATTCGTAGCGATATTCGCAGATGCAAGTAGTCCATTGGCTCAATGGGCAAATGATATACCAATTCTAGGACATATGATAACCGGATTCAAAGTCATATTGGTTGGCGAAGATGGTGGGTCAGGTCTTGCTGGTGCTATTGGTGTGCTTGCCGTTGCTTTGGTCGCTGGTGGTGCAGCGTGGTTGATATTCGGCGCTCCTGCTGCTATTATAGTAATAACAGCAGTACTAGTTGTCGGGGCATTTAGATGGATTATGGCTAAAACAGACAGTTTGGTTCTTGCTTTATCTGTCGCTGCTGCCATACTTATGTTAGGAGCGAGCGCACTATTAGGATATCTACAATTCTTGGGTATGGCGACTTTCACCACTGTTATGCTACCAATTGTGTTAATCACTGTAGCAATAGGATTAGCATGGGCAGTTATGACAGGCAAGGTAAGCGCATGGTGGACAATCATTGTCGGGGCACTTCTCATAGCAGCAGCATGGCTTTTGAATGGAGTTGTTTTATTTGGTTTCACACTAGCATTCATTCCGATGGTCATTATTGCAGTAGTGGTGGTGGTGGTGGTACTCTGTGTCAGATACAGAAAACAAATCAAAGCATTCTTCGTAGGGGTGTATAACTGGTTTGCGGATTTGTTTTCAGCAATCGGTACATATATTGGTAAAAAGTGGGATGCGATGTGGGCAGGTCTGGGCAAAGCATGGACAAGCCTAGGTAATTTCTTAGGTGGCATTAAGGATTACTTCATGGCCATACCTGGGAGGATATTGGCCTTCGGTTCTAGTATCGCTGGTGCAGTAATGGGTGTTTTCGCAGGAGTCCATCAAAAGTGGATTGATTTCAAAACATCAATTTATGCTTCAGCAACGAATGTATGGAACAAGATTCTAGCCCTACCTGGTCAGTTGACAAAAGGGATATTGAAACTTATCAGGATACCTTTTCAAGCCGTGACCGACTATTGGGCTGATAATGTTGAAGGTATTATTCCAGAAATGAGTATTCCTACTTGGTTTCCTCCTCCCCTTGGCGGAATGTCATTTGGACCGGCACCAGGA